TTTTTATTAGAGAGTGATATTTAACCCCCGATTAGGTCTGCTGGATCTGGATCTGGATCTCCTGTAGGAGTTACTGGAGGAGTTACTGTAGGGGTTCCTGTCTTGGTTCCTGTCTTGGTTCCTTTAGGGTTTTTACCGACATCGGGACTCAAAAATCGATTGCGGCGTTTACTCGCGTCCGCCAAATCTTTTCGGGTTTTAGAACGGATTATTCTCAATTGCTTCTTTAGGTCGGAGGGATCTGTGCCTGTAATCACAGTGCCATCTGGAAGATCTAAACCATCGAAGTCCGAATAATCTGCATCTTCCTTACCCACCCTTTGCTCAAGATCGATTGCTTTAAGATTTTCTTCAATCTCGTCAAGAGTCAGCTTTGCAATATTTTGTGAATTTCTAAATATCTGAGTCTCTCTATCTTCTCGTTCTTTTTTCTCCAGTTTCTCACGGTCCTCAATATTTTTAGTTACCGCAAAACCAGCGTTCCTAAGATTAGCTCTTTCCCTTGCCGTGAGGTTTTTACCCCCAGCAGAATTAGGATCGAGATACGATTGTCTCAAGTCTTCGACTTGTTCGTCCGACTCCATTCTAAAAATAGTATTAGCATCTAATCCTGTCGTGTCAGCAGCTCTCCTTCGCTCGTCTTTTCTTTTTAACTTGCGAGATAGTTTCTCATTTCTCTGCTGCATCTGAGACCCAATGTAACTACCCGCTGCGAGTATAGATTGTTGCGCTACTTTGCTATTAGCGAATGTGTCGGCGTTTTGCAATTGGATAAGACTTAGTTGTTCTTGCCGCTCAAAAGGATTAAGCTGATCGTTTTCAACGGTCATTTGAATTTGATCCAACAGCTCGTCGGCTCGTTGGTCAGCTTCTCGCTCATCACGAAGAGTTTTTTTACGCTGTTTAAATTCAAAGACACTTGTCTCGTATGCAAAATCAGCCGCTCTTTCTTGCCTTAGTTGTCCCCGCAACTTGATCATCAAGTCCAGTTGGGGCATGATCTGTTGATCAGCTTTCGCATTTGCGAATGCAGATTCTGTTCCCGTAAACCCAAAGGTGTTTCTTTCGGGTGCGATGTCTCGCTCAAAATTAAATTCAGACATTATCGGCGGCGGTTGCGGCGGTTATTATTAGATCCAAAACCAAGCCTAGTATCACTAGCTAAAGCACCTCCTTGAAACTGCCGATTGCGCCCGTTACGGTTGCGCCCGTTACGGTTGCGCCCGTTACGGTTCCGGCGGTTACTATTTCGCCCACCTCCTCGGAGTTCTTGTTCTGATAATTCAATTAATCGTTGGGCATAACCCGCGTTCACATCTCTCATTTGAGCAGCGGTAGCTGCATCCCGATCCATCTTAGCTCGCAAAGCTGGTGTCATAATTGCGGGAGCTGAAGCTTCTGCTGAACGACCGTAGTCCAATGCTAATGCTTCTGCTGCTCTACCAAACCCATCTTTTCGTAACCGTTTGGCTAGTCTTAGTTTCCCTTGTCTTGAGTAGAGGTTTCTCGTTTCCCCAAGACGACCCCCACCACCCAACGAGTTACGACTGTTAGCCCTAGCAAAGAAGTCATCATAATCAGCTTTCTGTTTCGCTCTTTTCGCATCTCTATTAGCTTGCATATTTTCTATCCTCGACCCAACAAAATTCCTACGCTCTTCAAGGATCTCACGATCCATTGCCCCTTCGTCAATCCCAAAGTCCCCATCAGGATCAATACCCATTTCTCTAATACGACCTAGTTCTGCCTCCCGCGCATCAGGATCTCTCAATTTAAAAGCGTTTGTTATATCATCCCTCAAACCAATTCTTTGGTTCAACCTAGCTTGCTCAATTGTTTCAGCTTCGTCTACGTCTTCGTCTTCTTTTGAAAGGGATCTAATAACTCTACGATCCAAGTTATCCAAGAACTTCCGGTCCTTCTTTCTTATTGGCTTTTGCTTATCAAAAGCAGAGATCAATCTTTGTGCGCCTTGTGAAAACCCAGAGCCGATGCTTTCGGCTGCTTCTTTTCCGCCCGTTAAAAGATTTTGCAGGAATGACATAGCTTAAATTTAAGGTATTTTCAAGAGAAAGTCAATCAATGAGGGTGGCCTCATTGTTCTGCAAAGCACTACTTAGGTTTTTTATAGTAGTCCTCCGATGGGGCATTGCAGAATTTGATGTGTCTGGTGGGTCTACCGCCACCAAACCAAGCCGTTGCCTAGCACAATCAAGGGCAAGGAATGCCGCATCAGCGAGGTCTGGACTCCTTCCGAACCTAGCTTTAAACTCTGGTTTAGATTCTATTTTCATGCGGAGACTCCCGCTCTTCACCATGTCGTAGTTTCTTGAGGTCATTTCTTGGGCTAGTTCTGATTCGATCCCAAATATTTGTTTGGTTCTCATCAATTCTTTCCCCACAAACCACAGCTCCGACACACGATTGACATATAAATCCGCCCCTACTTTAGAGCTATTCGCGCTAACACGTTTATCACTAGCCTTTCCGCCAAAAGAAATCCTCATAAATTTGTTTGACCACTCTCCAGCAAGAACATCACAGAAAGGCGCTCCAGCACCCGTGGCATCCACGCTTAGATTCTCTGGCAGAACCCCATGCTTTTTACATTCTTTCTGAATCTGCTCAACAATTTGATAGGTCCGTGGAACAGCTTTATTGGTGGCATCGTCATTTAAATGAATGATTTTTCCAAACTCTATAACATACTGACCAGTAGTATCATACCCACATCTCGCCAACGCCAAGCAAGTGCGGTCCCCCCCATTGGTGAAGCTGGGATCGAGACCAGCTAACATTACCGGATTTCCCTGCCAGTTCACTTTATTCAAAGCCCCACTAGAAGTCAGTTCGTTCTCCGTATAAATGCCTGTAGTCTCATCACTGTCAAAGAACACCGCTCGGACCATTCGCATATAGCCCCGACTCTCGACCCCCAATAGTGCCTTATCTTCGTCAAGTTTTTCTTGGGTAGGTAGCCAAGGGTATATGACTTCGCCTGCTATAATGTTTGGTGATCTCTCCCCGTCTAAGCGGATATATTTCCCATGCCATTTTGTTTTCCATTCGTCGGCAGTATTCGTATCGACACTATCCCAACCGTCTTTTGGAGTGGACCAAATCCCAAACGCATCAAATCTTGAGTTTGGGTTACTCATCCCGATCATCTGGAATGAGGGGTTTTTAGACAGGTTCGTGAGTCCAGCGTTCAAAATAGCTTCCGACAATTCTGATAATTCGTCTCCAATAAGTATCACCCTCGATTGTTTTAAACCGATAAATTTGCCAACAGCTTCTTTAGTTTTACTCTTCTCCGCTGAGATCAACGACAACCCCGCCCTCTCAATGAGTGTTCCTTTCTCATTAACGTAAGATGCACTTCCGATTGAATCCCGAATCCTTATTGGTGCGCCCTCAATCACGGTTAGGAGTGCCATCACACTGCCCCAGATTCGTTTACGAGCTTCACGAAGCGTGGTGGAAGTCATCAGAACAAGCGTGTCTTGAGGTTGGGACAACCAATTTACGATTCCCCACGCAGCCATAATGTGAGATTTTCCTGACGAAGCACTCCCCCCGATTGCGAGGTATTTGTTTTCGAGGGCTGCCTTAATCATCATCTCCGCCCAAGGGTGGCGAACGCATAGTTTGTCTGGCAAGTCAGGGTGATTCCACAACTCATCGCAGATCCTCCAAAAGTAATATTCTTTAGCGACAACAGATTCATGGTTGGCGAACCCATAGAGGAGTGCGGTTATCTGACTAGTGGGGGGCAGTTGGAAACCACCAACATCCATTTTCTTTGTCTTTGGGTCAATTCTCGGTTCGAGTAACTGCTTGCTCCTTTCTTCTTTTAAAGCCATAATTATTAAAAACAATAGAACAGAAAAAAATGGGTATCAATTCCAAACAAGACATTCAAGACCGTGCCGTTCAACTCTACAATTTAGACTGGAAAACAAGTTCCATCGCTAAAGAGTTGGGGGTTCACGCAGGGACGGTTAGAAGGTGGTTCAAAAAGAAAGGAATTCCAGCCAGAAACAACGGGTTGGATATGACTGTTAAGACCGAAGACATCGAGACAGATGAAAAACCTGTCGATGAGTTGGGCGATAAGATTGAACAGAACTTGGAAAACATGACTGATGAAGCGGTTCTTAGGGCGAAGCATGATGCTCGCTTAGAAGAAGACGAGACAATGATGGAAATCGCTGAAAGTCAAAGTAGCCCCGCTGAGAAATATCAGCACTACATCGCAGCAGCCGGAATTAAACTTCTTCGGGACAACATGAATAACTTAAAAGGCCCAAAGAATGTCCGTGAACTTTCTGAATTAGACCAGCTTATCCGAAGAAACTTAGGTCTTAACTCTAAGACAGGAGGGGGATCGAGTAGGATGCAGATTGATATTTCCATCCTAAACAATAAGAAAGCGGATAGGGGTAATGGGACTGTAATAGATATTGAATCCAATGATAAATAACTTCGATAATTTCTCTTGGGACTACAACCCCCAAAAAGATCCATACCATAAAAGGTCTGTGACTTCAGATGATTATAGGGAGACGGGTTTTGCAGAAGTAATATTTTTTCATCAGCTTGAGCCAGCACTAGTTGGTATTGTTGAATTAGCGACTGGACCCCCCATAGCTTGTTATAGTAGTTCTATTGCAAGCACTTTACTGCAAGAAGAGCATGGATTAACAGAGGAGGATGCTAAGTTCGCTTTGACCCAACTTATTGACGCAGACTTAGGACCGAGTGCGCCCTGTTTTTTAGACACTAGTATCGTAGAAAAGTGATGACCCTATTCAGAAATAAAGAGCTTATCAGTGATCCCAAAGTAATCATCAGAAAAGAGGATTATCAGAAGAATGATTTTTACTTCACAATAAAACAACTTGAAGGGGCCTTCTACCGAGTCAACCCATCAAACGCTAAAGAAGTTTTCTTTTTACAAGCCTTGCCAAAAAATGTATTTGTCTATGCTCCAGCAGAAGGGAACGGCTTAATAATTACTTTGAATTTGTTTTGATAATCGGAATTGATAACGGACTAGATGGGGGTCTCTGTGCCGTTTCTAAATTTGATGGATCTGTCATAGACAAGATCGCGATGCCTACGAAGTGGGTAGCTAAAAAAAGAGAGGTAGATACCCGTGTTATAAAAGAATGGGTTCTCAACCTAAATACCCCTTTCACAATTGCTATTGAAGAACCCCTCGCTCACGCAAAGAGTTCTCAAGCAGTAAGATCTATGGCGCTTTCTTTTGGTAAAATTGTGGGTATGGCGGAAGCCAACGACTACGATGTCCAAAGAATTTCTGTCCACAAATGGCAGAAGGCAATGCTCGGCTTTCGACCTAAAGGAATGACTAAACAAGTTGCTCTCGCCAAAGCTGAAGAACTAGCCCCCGCAGAGTGCTGGTTAAAAAATAAAAGATGCCGTAAAGCTCACGATGGGATGATCGATGCGTTCCTTGTAGCCCTTTATTACAGGGGTGTGCAAAAAACTTGAAAAAACTTATTGACCGAATTTCTGGTCTGCTCCACAGTCCGTCTGATGAAAACACCAGACCATGCTGACAGAGGACACGCAGAGTTTTCTCCATCTTCACTAAAATACTGCGCGGGATGTGCGGGATATAAAGGACGCGAAGGAACCAATCCAGCGGCGGAGATGGGAACTCGTATCCACGAAGCCATCGAAATTTTAGACCCCTCCAATCTCCAGAGTGAGCAAGAGATTTCAATCTACGAAGAGATCATTGCAGATCAGACGGAGTATTTGAAAAACTACGAGGACTGTACTGAAACGCACTCAGAAATTGTTTTAGACATAGAATTAAAAGGGACATCAACTTTTGGAACTTGTGACTACCTCGCAATCTTCGGAAAGAAAGAAGGGGTCTTAATAGACTACAAGACGGGGATTAGTGTCATCGACACACCCAAAGATAATTACCAAGCCCGTGCTTATACAATAGGGTGTTTCCAAAAATTCCCTGAGTTGGAAGAAATTACATTTGTGTTCTTTGTCCCACAACGAAACGAAATTTTAGAAGATACCTTTAAAAGGGATGAACTAGAAGATCTTATTGATGATCTTTCCTCGGTCATTCTGGAAGCTGAACGAGTCCGGCCCAAATGGGAAGACGGGACTCCCAGCCTAGAAGAATTGACTCCAACAGTAAATTGTCGCTTCTGCAAGTTTGAAGATATTTGCCCTGCACTAGGTGGTCTAGTTGTGGAAGTAGCTAAAAAGATAAACCCACAACTTCCTGATGTTGATCTAGACTCAACAACAGACCCCGAAGTTATTGAACAGTTATGGGCTATACAAAAAATTGTTACGAATTGGGCGGATGGATTTAAGAAGAGGGCTATTAAACTAGCGCAAGAGGGCGTTGAGTTCCCCAATCTAAGGCTAAAGAAAATGACTGGTAGGCGGAACATTACTGACCAGAAAAAATTTATTGAACTAGCTAAAGACTTTGGGATGGACAGTGAACAAGTCTTAGAACACGTTTCCATCCCCCTCGCCAAAATTGCCAAAAGCATTGGTGACACGGCAGAAAGAGGTCAGAAGAAAACGAAGGCCGAGTCCTTTATTAAGACCTGTCAGTCCCATGCAATCATTGAAGAATCATCCCCAAGACATACATTATCTTGAGGACAAAAAAGAAACCAGAAACTAGAAACCAGAAAAAATGAGTAAAAAAAATGAATTAGCCACTGAATCTGCCAACGCACTTTCTACAGGAGCCTTGCCAGATACTATCGACGCATCGGATATTGATATCCCTCGCATCAACGTGGTCCAAAAAACAAGCGACATTACTTGTCGCGATGGGGAACCCGCTCCTTACGGGTCACTTGTATTAGACAAATCCATTGTTTTGTCTCAACCCGAAACCCCAATCAAAGTTATTCCTTTGATTGCAACTAAACAGTGGCGTGAGGATATTCCTTATGACTCTGATGATGTCCCACGAATTGCGGGGTCAGAAGCAGAAAAAAATCAACTAGCTTTGGATAGTGAGTATAACCTCCTTGAATTTGCTGAGATCACATTCCTGTTTGAAGGCAATGATGATGTTGAGGCTTTTCCTCTTCCGCTCGGTAAGAAAAACTATGCGATGGGGAGAATCAACGTAGCTAAGGATGCCTACAGGCAGACTTTTAAAAGGTTAGCTACGTTTGCCGTCTTTAACAAAAAGACTCCGATTCACACCAGACTGTGGAATTTAACTTCTTCTGCCATCACTAGGGGGAAATATTCGTGGTTCGCGCCTTCTCTTACGATTACGCAAGCGGAGCCTAGCGAAGAAGTAGTTTCCTTTGTGGAGGGTTTTATCAATCAGTAATATGAGCATAGATATAACCCCACAAGAAGTGTTTGAGACTGAAATTGAGGCGATGAAAAAAAGCATTGTTGATTTGGAATCAGTTCTCAAAAGCACAGAAACGGCAATTATTGCGAATAGACTTCTCTTAGGGGGTCTTGAACAGAACTTGCAGGATCTCCACAAGGAAACTGAATTGTTACTTGAGGAAAAAAATTAGGTAATGCGGCGGCGTTAATTGGCGCTGGTGAATCATCCGCCTTTGGGTAATCGCATAAAAGCCCGAGAACACCCCACCCTCCCGTTCAGTAAAAAAAGGGGGGTGGGGTAACTTTATACATATACTATGAATACTTTCGCGATAGATTACGAAACTTATTATGACAAGGAATGCTCCATAAGAACTCTAGGAGTTTTGGGGTATTTCAGCCACCCCAACTTTGATGCTTACATGGTATCAGTTGTTGGAACAGAGGGGACAAATTTTGTTGGTCACCCTAAAGACTTTGATTGGAGTTTGTTGGACGGCAATGTTGTCCTATCACACAACGCATCTTTTGATGAAACCTTGTTCCTGTATGGTGTATCCCAAAACTGGTGGCCTAACTGTGAACCAGCAGAATGGCACTGCACAGCAGATCTTGCCGCATATTGCAAGCTACCCAGATCACTTAAAGGGTCCACGGCTCAACTCTTCAATCTCACAGTAGATAAGTCTACGCGAGATAATATGTCTGGTAAGCGATGGGAGGATATGTCCCCAGAGTTTCAGAAAGAGGTTAGTGAGTATGCCCTCAAAGACAGTGAGTTATGCCTCAAGTTATGGGAGTCTCTTAAAGATTATTGGCCCCAATTTGAGAGGGACATCAGCCGAGTGAATAGAAGGATAGTTCAGCGGGGCATTCCAATTGACACAGACCTTTTAAAGACTCAGTTAGAAACGATCAACAAAGCTTTGTTTGAAGCTGAAGAAAACATTCCGTGGTTGGATGAGAAACCTCTTTTGAGCAGAGCAGCTTTTGATCAACAATGTTTATTACTTGGTATTACCCCACCACACAGTCTTGCCGAAGCAGATGAAGATGCTCAAAAATGGATTGCAGAACATAGTGAAAAACACCAATGGATCGGGGCCGTTAAAAGCTGGCGTAGGATCAACTCCATTAAAAAGAAGTTAGAAAGCTTTGATTATGCGACCATGCCAGATGGTCGATACTACGGTGGGTGTATGTATTTTGGCGCTCATACAGGGAGATTCAGTGGGTCTGGCGGTAACTTAAATCTCCAGAACTTACCTAGAGAGGGGATGTTTGGTGTGAACTTGAGACATTTGATTTGTCCTCAACCTGACAAAAAATTAATCGTGGTAGACCTTTCTCAGATTGAAGTCCGAACACTTTGCTGGTTAGCTAAAGATCGCGAAATGATGGAGGAGATTAAAAACACAGAAGATATATATGAGGCGTTTGCTATTCGATTTGGGATGTGGGATGAAGAAAAAGGAATACTTAAAAAAGAAAACCCCGAAAAAAGACACGCCGTAAAAGCAATGGTGTTAGGTTGCGGGTATGGGGCAG